CCTCTTCTGACTGTTCTTCGTCTTTTGTTGCTTTTGACGCTTTAGCTTTTTTTATAGCTTCTAACGATGCAAGATAGGCTTTACTTTCCGCTAAAAGCCTTTCTGATTCCTTTACTTCTTCTCTCTTTAGCGCAACACCTTCTTCGAGAGATTCATTTTTTAACTGTCTCTGCCTAGAACCCTGTAAGTCCGCTCTCTCTGCGTCACTTATATCTTTTGCAACAGAAAGACGTTTTTCAAGTATCCCTAATTGCTCTTTTTCTTTTTTTACTCTATTTTCTGATTCTGCTATTACTGCTTTGTGCTGTGTTATTGTTCTTTTGTTTATGTCGGTACTTTTAGCATCTAAAAGCTCATACTCTTTCAATTGCTTATTGATAGACTCGGTTATTGCGTCCATACCGTTTTTAAGTATGTCAGTAACACCCGCAGTTTTTAACATTTCCTGAGACAGTAAACCAAGGTTATCAACTAGAGTCGAAGTCTTACCTTCTAATGTTTTAGACAGTTCATTCATACCGCCTTTTGTTCTTTCTAGCGCCTCGCTTAATACGTCCCACGCCTCTTTACCTTTGGCTTCTTTCTGTAAGTTCTCTATCTTTGTACGTGTCTCGCCTGCAACAAGTCCTAGTTCCTGTAGCCTAGCCAATGACTCACCTATAGCCCTATTAGACTGTAGACCACTATAAGCTCTACCAACTGTAACGGCTAACTCATCAAATCTAACACCTGCAATAGCAGAAGCATCACCTACTTTTCTAAGACCTTCACCGGTAGAGAGCATTCCCTTTGTCAGTGTCTCTAATATCTTTGATGCTTGAGCCACTTGATTAAGATCAAATGGAGTAGATGAGGCGAATTGCGCAAGCTCAGCATACCTTTCTTTAGCCTCTTCTGCACTACCTAAAAGGGTCTTAAATTGGGTCTCTACTTTTTCAGCGTTTTTAAATGACTCTAACCCGAGCGTTGCAAATTTAGCCGTTAAAGCGCCAATACCAACAGCCATACCAGCTATACTAATAGTTGCTAAATTAATCTTACTATCAAAGTCTACAAATCCCTGAGAGGCTTTTTTTGTACTCTTGGTTATTTTCTTAGTAGTCTTTTCAGTAACTGTACCAAGTTTTTTGACAGACTTTACAGCACCTTTACTATCAACCTCAATCTCAATCCCGACTTTCTTAGCCATCTTTCACCCTTACTTTTTAGCGTTGATCATATTACTAAACGCTCTATTTTCTTCTCTTTGCGATTCCTTCACAGAGTGAAAAACCGATAAATAATGATTTAACGCGTCAAAACAATTAAATAAAACTTTTGGCTGATCAATAGGAGTTCCTGAAAAAGGTAAAATGTTTTTGTTGTTGTAAGCATCATATAAAAACCTTAACGTCCTAACTTCATCTGTATAATAATAGATTGGACAACGCTCTAAATATTGTTTGCCCGTTCCGTTACAAAGGTGGCACTCTTCATCAAAGCAACATGGTATGAACCACTTTCTTTGAGATGTATTAGCCTCCGCACACCCCCAATCACTCGAGGTATCGCAAGTGTGCGAAGTGCCACCTATTAAAGAGGCTAATACTTTTACTTTTCCAGTTCTATCACCTCATTAATGTTTGCTATCTTTCTTGCGACTTCTTTGATAACGTCCCATGAAGGGGTAAACTTACCTTCTACATCAGATACAGAGTCAACACCAAGCTTAAAGACCTCAATATTATAACTCTCTTCATTTGTAGATATTAACTTTTTGTTTTTGTCAAACTTTGAGCAGTCTAGCAGTACACCTCTATATTTCCCATGTTCTTCAAAATCAAATACTTTAAGAGTATACACCCGATTATCATAAACTGATGTATACTCTATTTTTTTACTCTTTGGTGGCACTAATTCAAACATTGTTACTCCTTAAATACAAACAATCTCTAACTCTTGATCGTCCTGACCAGTGAGCTTCAATTGTAGTTCCTGTTTCATTTCGCCTTCTGCATCTACAGCCGTTGCGTTTTCAATTCTCGCAGTTGGGCCAAAGATCCAAAAAGTGTTATTTACTTCTTGGCCGAATCTGTTCTGATAACTAAGAGCATCAGCATTAAACCATTTTTGCACAAAATCAAACTCCACATTAGTAGGAGTGTTAACACGAGTAGCAATAGTTCCTGATCGCCCTGTAAGACCGTAACCCTCTGCACCTGCTACATTGTTAGCATCTGGATTGAGCTTCTTTGCTACACCTAAATCTAGTGTAAAGGTAGAATCAGTTACAGGTGTCCAACCTTCAACCTCGTTACGCGCATCAACCCAACGTGGCGGTAATACTTCTGATCTAAAGCCTGTCAAGTCTGTCATTGACCCGTCACGCATCCACTGTTCAACGTCTGCCACAGTATTGATTACACCTGAAATCTCATAGGTAATCTTCGGCAATTGTCCAGCTTCTTCACAGGCAATTGTCATTGTTGGTACAGCATTGTAAACCTGAGAGATAAGCCCATCTTCTTCACTTTGAGCTGAAAGTCTAATACAGCTTGAAGAGTCGAATTTATAAGACCAACCCGCATCAACCTCTACACCTGTAGCCGTTGCGCTTCCTGCAATATCACCTGTGATAGTTTCTGCCGTGAACCCTGTAGTAGTTGCAACAACATAGATATTAGTATCAGTTGACTCTGTAGGTATAACAACACGCCCTACACCTGTAGCACCTGTAACAATCTCACCATTAACAAAGTCACTAGCAATTGCACTAACCGGTATAGCTGAAACCTTAGTAGGTAATAGTTGTACGGAACCAAACAAGTCATTAAACCACGGCTTAGTAGTGCCGTCTGAATAATCAGCCCCAAACATTTCACTCTGACCAGTCATGGTTGCAACTTTAATACCCGTTAAATCCACATCTGGAGTAAATGAGCTTTTAAGGATATCTCTTGCTATTACTTCAGGTGTTGCTTGTGAAGCATAACCATTATCTAATCTAAAGTTTTCTGAAGCTGTAGGAGCCTCAAATACATCGCCCGCCTGTGCAGTCACAAGAAGGTTTTTAATATTGGATCTTTTTCCATTACATGACATTTATAGTACTCCTTGTACTCGGTTTTCTCTGTATTCAATTGTTGTATTTATGTTAATCCCACCATATACATCTGAACGGTCATTTGTATTGGCGAGTTGAGCAATAAAATTATCTACTAATAGCCAGTTGCACCAGTTTTGATTATTCTGGTTGCTGTAAATAATATCTTTAATCTTTCTTAATTCTGTGTTGGCGTCTTCTTCTAAATCATCATGCCCAGTATTCAGAACCATGTTTAAATCTATACCTGAGTTCTGTACTAAAAAATCTGTAGGGCTCGAGTCGTTTTGAACCTCTTCCAGTTGTCTACCTATGAATATCACAGGGAACTCAGTAGAATCTAAACGGTTTACAAACTCATGGTTGAAATCTTGTATCCTATAAGCTGTATAGCCGTGAGACTCTAATAGAGTTTTAATCAGTCCGATAATATCATATAGACTAGGCATTATCTACGACCAAATGTGCCGATGATAGGTGAATCAGTGCTTTTATCTTCATCATAAAAAGCATTCTCATCTAATTTAGAGAGCCAGTTAGCAAGGCAGGTTTGAGCATTCTTTAATTTATCTCTGTACTTCTCAAAGCGCACTTCCTGAGCCTCAAAGGGTGCTCTAGCATCATCTATAAGGTCATTAAATATCAAAGTCTCAACGTAACACACTAGAACTTTTTTAACCTTGTATATAGGCGGGTCGGCTAATCCTGTGTCAGTTGGGTCAATTCCGTAATCCCTTAAAAGGTTACTGTAGTATTGATCGCCTTCGTATAGGTAAATGTTGTCACCGTTAATAGTAAAATCAGCACTATCTAGCTTAACATTCTTTTTACTGTCTGAATCGGTAAAGTCAATAGGTTGTAAAATTGTAGCCATTATAGAGCGTCCTGTAGTTCTTCGGTCATATCGTTTCTAAACTGTTTAATAAATTGTCTTTTTCTTTTGTTGTAAGCGTTGAGTATATAAGGCTCTGCTTTTATACCTTTAACTTTATGGCCCTTACTAAAGAATCTCGCATTACCCTGCACCCATGAAAGAGCCTGAGCGTCTTTTGGTACTATCTCGTGGTCTCTAGTTCCTTCATAAATAAAAGGCCCATAAGGCGCTCTTTTCTCATTTATAAAGATTGTAGAGGTCAACCCTTTAACATCAAATATTGTAGCGTTTTCTAGTACCGCAGTTCGTGTTTTAAACTTGTGATTCTTCTTTGCGTAAGATGTTAGAGAAGCAGTAGCATTATATAAAGAATTTTCAGCAACCCGTTTAACCAGATTACCATCCTTTAGTTTAGCTATAAGCTCTCTTAGTTCATCAGTTTTGGTCGGCAAACTCGTCTACTACCTTTTTCTTTCTGCGTTTCTTTAGCTTTGGGGTGGCTTCATCGTTAGACCCAAACTTTGCATCTATAATCCTAAACCCATTGTCACGGGCTAATTTCTTTATCTCTTCCCTTGATTCAACGTAGAGAGATAGAGGGTGTTTAAGATACCATATTTTCATAAAATCCTTTAAATAAGGGGGCTATTAACCCCCTAGATCATTACTTAGAAGCGTCACCGATAAGGACAACACCAGCCGAGTTTTTAATGTCAGAAGCATTAAGCGCCCAGTTAGCGCCAGTTCCAATAGCGGCCGATTTTGGAGAACCAATTGTTTTGTCAAAGTTATAGGCTTTAACGTCAATTCCAAAGCGGTAATCTGTCTGGTATGTTGTCTCGATACGTTCTTTCGATGTATCTTGAGTCATTGCACTATTCATGTCAGACCCGTCATTAATGATAAGACCACCCGCAACAAGAGAAAGAATTTTTTCCTTGTTAGGTGTTCCCGTTTCGTAAAGAGCAGGGATATCAGAGATAACAGAGATCTTACCCTGAATGTCAATCACACGAATCTTTTCAGCAGTAAACAACTGAGCATCATTCGCTAGAGCTTGCCCAATCAATTTGTGCTGTGTAGTACCACGCATAATGTTGCATACGATATTCTGTGAGCTATCACCGAATTTAGCGTAAGCATCATTCATGGCAACCTGAGAGATTCCAAGAGTTGCAGAAACATCATTTACAGCAGTGGCCTCTGTTTCGATAGCCGTAACAGCAGACAGAACTCCACGGTTAAGCTGATCTTGCATGATACCAAGGGCTGTACTACGTGAGATAGCCTCTACAGCGGAAGCCGTATTAACTTTAAGGTAGTTAAGTTCAGATGGATTTAGTTTTACTTTAAAACCACCGCCAACTTTTGTTACTACGTTCTCACCTTGAGCTAGATCCACAGGCGCTTTAGCGCTGTTTGCCCCAGTGTAGTCAGTTTCGTATTGTGCGCTTTCAAGAGTCGAAAAGAAACTCTCTGCTAGGTAATCGCCTTTAAAGCCTTTACCAGTTAATAGGAGCGCCCCGCCTGTAGCCTTATTGAAAAGGTCAACCTGCTGAGCTAGTGTTTCAAGAGTTGCCCCTTGTAGTAATTCTGCATACCATTGCATAGACATAATTAGTATCCTTTATTCGGGTTAGCTTCAATCATTGCAGAAATAGCGCCTAAACGCCCCTGCTTATCATTGATTTTGACATCAGCTAAACCAGTGTTTATATTATTTTCACGGCTTGGAAGTGTTCCATTACCGCCCTTATGTGCTGTACTGGTTAGAAATGGGTTAGATTCAGCGATTGATTTAGCAAGTGTTCCATAATCAGTTTCATCAGTTACAGATGAGAGATTTGCACTAATAGCCATATCTTGGGCTTTAGCATCAGTAATGCGATTTTCAGCTAATGCACTGCGGAGCTTATCCTTAGTCTCATTTAGCTTATTTGCATTGCGCTCATTCTCTAATCTTGACTTAACATCTGCGAACTGATTAGTTAAGTTTGCCAATTGTTCTTTAACACTGGCATTCTCTAAATCCTTGCTTGATGCGTTCTTTTCAAAAGAGTCAATCTTTTGTTTGTATCCTGAAATAAGATCATTAGCCTTCGAGGTTAAGTCACTAGAGGATACATCTTTTTCAAGTCCGAGTAGCTCAGCCATTGACTGTTTTACTTCTCTTAACTTCTGTTCATTACCAACTGCTGTTTCTTTTTTACCCACTAGAGCAGTAGCCTCAGATTCGATCCGAGACAGAGCAGAAGTCAATTCCGCATCATCCTTATACTTTTCTGTAAGTGTTTTAAATTGTTCTAAATCCATTATTAACCTTTTTTATTTATTTGACATCTAGTCGAACGCATCAAGCGTATACTCTAAAGATAAAATTATGTAAAACAGGTAATCACATTGTGTAGATAGCTACGTTAGTAAGTTCAAAATATCTCTCAAAGATTCTCAATAAAAGCTATATTGTTATTAAGTTATTTCAATAAGTGACAACATGGCTTTTAGCATAACAAAAGAAAACGATATTACTCTAAAGTGTAGAGAATTGGCAGAGGATGACAATAGAAGTGTATCTAATTATTTAGAAATACTGGTAAAGAGAGAGGCTTTGAAAAAAGAGAGGCTAAATAATGACGTATAATTTCCACTGTATAAAATGCAAAAAGAAACTAGAAGTCGAGATACGTTTAAAAGATCTCGATATTGAAAGAGAAAA